ATTATATCTACATATGTTTTAGAGAAGTGTTTTTGATATGCCTTACAAAGATAAAGAAGAAAATCGTAAGTACCAGCGCGAGTGGGCGAAAAAGAATTCAAAGACTATTAAATCAAATCAAATTGGTTCTCAGAGGAGAAAGCAGATAGTAGAGGATGCAAAGAAGCATTCATGTATCATTTGCAATAAAGACTTTCATCCTGTACAAATGGATCTTATTCATGTAGATCCATCACCAAAAAAACATAGTGTATCGAAATTATTACAGATAGCTAGTTACAAGACATTACAAGAAGAGATTGATAAGTGTGCCCCAATATGTGCAAACTGTAATAGACTACTACAGAATGGTCATGTAGATCTACCAGAACTCATTGTCATGCCATAAGGTTCAAATCTCACTACTTCTAAATTTTAGAACCCACCAGTATTTTCAGTCTTCTACTGGTATAAATAAACCCGAGGACAAAGTATCACCGCAGGGTCAGAGTAATCATGCCATTAACACGTTTAGATAACCTTATTAGTTCCAAGACTGGTAAGTATCTTTATGTTTCGCCAGACGATTTTAACGCAACGGATGCGTTATCTAACCGAGGCAATTCACCAGTAACACCTTTTAAGAGTATTCAGAGAGCATTCTTAGAGATTGCTAGATATTCTTATCTACCTGGTTTCCAGAACGATAGGTTCGACCAGTTCAGCATTATGCTGATGCCTGGTATTCACTATATTGATAACCGTCCTGGTCTTGTTGACACCAGCGGTATTGATGTATTTGGATTTGATCAAGCTACTAATGCTTGGACTGATGATAGCATCCTAGACATCTCTAACCCAGATAACGTCTTCTATAAATTTAACAACACTGAGGGTGGTGCAATCATCCCTAGAGGTTCTTCACTCGTAGGTTATGACCTAAGAAGAACTGTTGTTCGTCCAATGTACGTTCCCGACCCTGCAACAACGGAACGTGAAATTCCTCGCTCTGCAATCTTTAACGTAACTGGTGGTTGTTACTTCTGGCAGTTCACTATTAAGGATGGACAAACTACATCTGAATCTCCTCTCTACGATAACTCTGAAGGAAGTGGTTTAGTCTATTATGATCCTAAAGATTTCGCAAAAAAATCCGCACCAAATTTTTCTCACCATAAGCTAACTGTATTTGAATATGCTGATACAGAAGAGTTAAGTCTTTTCTATAGAAAAATTGCAAAAGGTTTCTCTGCATATCAACCTACAATTGATGATCCTGGTGAATTTGATTTCAGGGTTCAAGAGAACAGAATTGTTGGTCCTTTATCTGACTCTAGAGTTATTGAGTCTTTAACTCTTGCAGATGCTACAACTGATCCTAGTATTCCTGCATCCACTGCAGAAATTACAGTAACAACTAAAGTTGATCATGGATATTTTGCTGGTCAGTTTGTTGCTATTGCTAATACAGAAATTGATGATGTATTAGAAGGTATCTTCCAGATCAAAGAGATTGATCAGAATGATGCTCGTAAATTTAAGTATGAAGTTCCATTCGTTGTAAGTGGAATTGGTAGTAATATTGTATCTGGTCAGACAGTTAGTGTTGACACTACTCCTGCACTAGGACAGAATGCACAAACATTAGCAGAGGTTGACTCTGTTGAATCTGCATCACCATATGTCTTTAACGTATCGATTAGATCTACGTGGGGTATTTGTGGTATCTGGGCGAATGGTCTTAAGGCAACAGGCTTTAAGTCGATGGTTATCGCTCAGTACACGGGCGTATCGTTACAGAAGGATGACAGAGCATTCATTCGTTATGATGAATATACTAACACATGGAACCAAGCATCACTAGTAGATGCATTTGCTACTGTTCCTTATCACACCAAGGGTGATAGCTATTGGAAGGATGAGTGGAGAAACTTCCACGTTCGTGCTTCGGATGATGCTTTCATTCAGAACGTTTCTATCTTCGCTGTTGGTTTCGCTGATCACTTCCTCATGGAAAGTGGTGGTGACATGTCTATCACCAACTCGAACTCTAACTTTGGTAATACATCTCTACATGCTATTGGTTTTAAAGGTTTCGCCTTTAACCAAGATAAGGGTGGTTTCATTACTGACATCATTCCACCTGAAGCAGTTGTTGACAATACTGCCAGCACTAAAAAGATTTCATATTATACTATTGATATTCAGGGGACATTACAAACTTCCTCAAATTATACCAAACTATTCCTTGGTAATGATGACATCGTAGATCCTCTGGTAAGACCAGCTGCGACTATCACTGGTTATAGACTTGGTGCTAAGTCTAATGATAGACTATATGTCAAGTTAGATAATGCTCCTGGCACAGATGAATTCTTTAATGTACAACTAGAACCAACTGGTTTTGTTAAGTATGTTGCTAAGGGTTCTATTCTTAATCCTTCTGGTGGTGTAGTTAATAGTGTCTATGCAGATGCTGCTAACCTAATTGAATCTAACCGCCGTATGATTCAGGAGGAAGTCTTTGGATATATCCTAGAGAAGTATCCTAGACTCCAGAATATTCCTTATGTTAATCCTGGTCTAAATCCTGCAGGTAACAGATACTTTGATGCTCGTAATTTAATTGCTGCTAACCGTCAAGAGATTGTTGATACAGCATTCGATGATATGATCACAACCTATGGATCTAGTGTGATCCAAGGTATTGGTGATGGTAAGTGTAAGAGAGATATTGGTCTGATTGTTGATGCTGTTGCAGAAGATCTTAAGGACGGTGGTAACTCTAACGTTATTGCTGCAACCAGAACTTACTTTGATGGTGATGGCAATCCACTAACTAATGGTTTAGTTGGTGAGGAAGACTATGCAACCTATGCATTCCGTAGAGCTCGTGATTTATGTAAACTTGCTATTGCTAACCTACTAACTGTACAGGCAGATCTATATGATCCTGATCCTAACAGTAATCTTGCTCCTTATGGTATCAATGTCGGTAAGACAGGTTCTCAGGCAGAACTAGATGGTGATACAACTAACGGTGTAACGATTGACCTTGCACTTAAGGCAGATCCTGCATCCCGTTATAAGGACGCACGTAACAGAATTGTCGCCAATAGAGAGTTCATCCTAGATGCAGCACTTGCTGAGGTAAGTGTATATCATCCTGACTTCTACATTCCTGGCGACACACAAACCAATTCACAGTCTAGACTTGCTGATGGATTTAGAATGATCCGTCGTAACTCTTCTGAGATTAGAGATAAGGCACTTGCAGCTATTGCTGTTGCTCATCCTAACTTCTATATTGATGGTGATAATCAGACTGATGAAGGATCTAGATATGCATCTGCATATCGTTTGATTGCAAACAATAGAAACCAGATTATTGATGTTGCATTGGCAGAAACAACTGTACAACATCCAGACTATTACTTTGTTGGTGATCAACAGACTGATGCACGTTCAAGATATGCTGATGGTTATCGTTTAATCCAGCAAAACAAAACTGAGATTGTCAACACTGCATGGACAAATACACTAGGACAGTATGCAGGCGCTGCAGCTACTGAAGTTAAGTGTAAGCGTGACATGGGAATCTTCGTTGATTCTGTATCTCTTGACCTCTTCGTTGGTGGTAACAAGTACGCACGTAAGTTTATTCAAGAATACTTCAATGCTGCTGGTAATGCTTGGATCTCTGGTGGTCTACAGGGTGAAGAGACTGAAAGTATCTACGCATTCAACCAAGCAAGAGATTTAATGAAATCTGCTGTAGCTAACCAGTTGAGTGTTCAGGATCTTAGTGTTACACCAGGTCCTGCACAATATGCTGGTGGTGGTGGAGATATTGCTAACACTAACGCTGGTGCATGTGATGATGTACAATCTGCAATCACAACTCTAGTTGATATTGTTACGACACAGATTGCTGCTGGTAATCTCAATGCTTTACCTACCGAGACAGCATACATCGCAGGTCCTGGCGAAGAGAAATGCCGTAGAGATATTGGTATCTTTGTTGATAGTATCGCACTTGACTTGTTCTGTAAGGGTAATGTTTACACTCACAGATTTGGAGCAGAGTTCTTTACAGATGCTTCAACTCCTGAGTTCTCATTCAACTCAGCGGTATACAATACCAACTTCAATAAAGCTGCTGAGACGATCAAGAAAGCGATCACTAATCAACTTTACGAGAAAGATCTATTCAGAACAGCAGACAATGCACCTGGCTCAGCATATGGTCAGGTATCTAAGGATTACACACCACATGGTGCAACTTATGATGCAGCAACTGGTGATATGGTTCTCAGTATCGCTAACCATGGTTTAAGTAATGGCGATCGTGTTAAGATTGCAGATTCTGGAGTTGTATTTACATGCACTATGGATAGCAATGGTAGTAACCATGCATATCCACGTAATACAGACCCTGCATCTGGTCAGTACCTTGAGATTACTGCATCTACAACAGATAGTATCACAGTTAATGTTGGTGCATCTCCTGCTGGACAGCAATACGATCATACATTTGTAAGTGCTGTTGCTAATTGTGTAAACTTTGCTGGTAACACTGCTAATCAACTAATCGACGCTCAGACTGCTCTATGCTCTGACGTTCAATCTGCTGTTGACTCACTAACAAGTATTGTAACTACAATTCTTTCTAATGGCAACCTCAGCACCATGCCTATTGAGGTTAACTATGGTAGTGGTAGAGGTCCTGGCGAACTTAAGTGTGCTCGTGACATCGGTTACTTTATCGATGCTATCTCCGTTGATATGTTCTGTGAAGGTAATAAGCATACTAGAACATTCACTGAGCAATACTTCACTAATGCTACTACACCTCTAAACAACGGTCTTGTTGGTGAAGAAGCAGAAAGTGTTACTGCTTTCAACACTGCTCTTAATGAAATGAAGAGAGCAGTTACCAACCAACTATACTATAAAGATCTCACTGTCACTGAGGGTGAAAGTCAATGGGGAGATGGCAATGGCACTGTTGCTAGAAATTCTTCTACTGCATGTGCTGATGTTCAGAATGCTATCACTACACTAGGAACTATTGCTACTGATGCAATCACTGCTGGTAATATTACTGGTGGTATCTGGAACTCTGCTGCTAACGCTGGAACGTTCATTACTGGCGAAGCTAAGTGTCGTAGAGACCTTGGCATCGTTGTTGATGCTGTTGCACAGGATCTCTGGTTTGGTGGTAACGAGTTTACTATCGCTGCAACTAAGGAATACTTTAATAACAATGCATTAATTGCTAACGGTGTTGATGCTGAAGTTGCACCTTCTATCACTGCATTCAAGCGTGCTGAAGATTTAATGCAGCGTGCATTAAACAACGTTTACTATGATCGTGACCTTAATATTACACTAGATCAGACGGGTGATCCACCAATTGTAGGTGACATCGAGTGTGATGCACATGACATGGTAACCTCTAACCTAGACTTCATTGCAGAAGAAGCATATCTTCGTATGATTGCTGCATATCCTGCTTACACACCACAGGCAAACAATACTGCACAAGATTGTAAGGATGATGTTATTACTGTCCTTAAAGAAGTCATGTGGGACGTTAAGTTTGGTGGCAACTACAAGACATATGATGCTGCTAAGATCTATGTCACCAACTACGACTATCAAACTGGCACTAACATCTCTACTTTCCTTGATGCTGAGCGTGATGAAGCTGCTAAGGTAATGCTTGAGGCGAAGAACATCGCCATGCAGGTTATCAAGAATGAAACCGTAACTGTTGATGCTGCTAACACCAAGACTCAGGTCATTGATAATACTATCGTAGAAGACTGGGATGCAACTGAACTACTACCTAAGTGTGGTTCTGCTGTAGCTGCTGTTGATACTTTGTTTGGTATCGTTATTCAAGCGATTGGTAATGATGGTGGCGTAGGTAATCTTGATGGTGTAGTTAGAACTACTCTTGATGGTCCTGATCCTGCATGGAACAAGGCACTCAATGTTATCAGCACCACTGCTACTTCCGTTACACTTAACGTTGGTGCATCTGCATCTGGTGATCAATATCCACATACATTTATCGCCGCAGCTGCTGGTGCTTTAGTATCTGGTGGTGCTTATGCTCATACATTTGTAAGTGCATCTGCTGACGCTGTTAACGTGGTTAACGGTAGTCCATTAACACCAATTAATGCAACATATGATGCTGCAACTGGTGATCTAACTCTATACTTTGGAACTGCACACGGTGTAACTACTAGTGATCAACTATCTCTGGATAATAACTCACTCACATTCTCTTGTGATATGGGTAGAGATTCGACAACTAAGACTTATCCTCGTGCTGGATCTGATCCTGTTGCTGGTCAAAATGTTAACCCAACTGCTGTAACTGCAACCTCTATTACAATTAATGTTGGTGCATCTCCTCTAGTTGAGCATAACGTATCTAACGCAGTATATGATTCTGCAACTGGTTCTATTGCTCTTACGATTGGTGCTCACACACTAACCTCTGGTACTAGCGTCAAACTTAAGGAAGAATCTTTAATCTTCAAGTGTACTAAGGATCAGAATGTTATGACACATTCCTATCCTAGAGCATCTGGTAAGTACAGACCTGCTGCATATGCAGATGGCAACTGTTCTGATGTTCTTGCAACTGTTAACGCACTGATTGACATCACATGTAACTCTCTTAACGATGGTAACCTCAACAACTTACCACCTCTAAACAATGGTGAGTGGGATTGTGCAAACGTTCGTAGTTCTATCGAAGTTCTCTTTGATATTCTACAGGATGCAATCGTTGGTGGTACACTTGCTGGTCTACCTCCTCTTAACACTGGAGACTTCACAATCAATAACGAAGCATCTAAGTGCTTCCGTGATGTTACTTACATCGTTGATGCTGTTGTTAATGACTTACGACTTGGTGGTAACCTCAACAGTATCCAAGCTGGTGAAGCATACTATGTTGGTAACAACCTAGAGTACATCGACGGTGAGAAGACTGAAACTCTAGATGCATGGAACTATGTCGGACAGATGGCAACTGCTGCCATGAGAAACTTCGATGTTCTTGCATTCAACTGTTCTACAACTACTGGTTCTGCAATCGTTGACGTTAACGATACTCGTGGCATCATTATTGGTATGGGTGTCAAGGAATACGATGACACTGATCCAACTGCACCAGCATATGTCAATGGATTGCTACAAAGTGGAGCAACTCAACTAGTATCTAATATCCCTGCTGGTACATATGTCAAGAACATTGTAAGTAATACACAAATTGAACTTGGTGTTAATGGTTCTAGACTAACTGAAGGTAACACAGTCAACGCCTTACAGACTAGCACTACAACTGAACTATACTTTGTATATGAAAATGGTATTTGGGCAGATACATTACCCACAACTAAGATTGTCGGTCCTGCAGGAACTGGTGAAGAGGTCATTCAAGACACCACAGTTTCTCCAACAAATAGAGAGTGTTCTGGTACTGCTAATGCTATTGAAACGTTAGTTGGTAACATCACTACTATTATTAATAGTGGTCTTGGCACAGTTACTAGACAAGAGCAGACAGTTAACACTGCACTTCTTGCATCTAGAGCTACAGTATTTACGATTGACGTTTCTGGTAGTGGTCCTTCTAACCCACATGACTTTGAAACTGGTACAGCAGTTAGATTGGTTCCACGTCCACGTTTCGATCAAGTAACTGGTAAGTATGTTGATGTTGATAAGCGTCTTGTTAGACTACCTAATGGTTTTGATACTAACAGAACATACTATGTCATTGCACCAGGTAGAGTAACACAACCAGAGAACTACGGTGGTACATCATTCTTCGATGGTAGTGATCAAACTAGATTGATGCTTGCAACCTCTAGAGAGAACGCAGCATCTGGTATTTACATCTATGCATCTGAAACAGATAGCATCGATAAGGATGTTGAGATTGATCTTTATCAGTTTGTTCTTGACGACAAGTATGATCTACACAATTATACTGGTGTATTAAGCACATCAGTTAACGCTGGTATTCAAACAGATGTATCTCACATCTTTGATGTTCCTAATGCTGGTACTACACCTCAGAAAGCATTCATCAGAGCTGTTGAAGGTGGTGTTCTACCTCTAATCTCACAGACCTATGTTAATGATCCTCAAGTTGCGGTAACTGATCCGCAGAACTCTGCTATCGGTAGAATCAATCCTAACATTGAGTTCTTCACTCGTTATCAGAATAATAAGACACTTACATTACACAAGACACATGCTGATGCAATTAACAATGTAAATCCAATTACATTTGCAGCTGGTCAATCTGGTCTTGAGTTCAATGTTTATGCTAACAAGAGTCGTTCGCCAATGCGATTCGATCCTGGTTTCACTGATGCTACTGCAACCAATGGTAAGTGGTACATCCAGTGTAAGGACGAGGTAACTGGTAGTGGTGATCCTACAGATAATATCTTCTGGAGAATTTCTCAATCTGATTACGCTGATAGACAGAGATCCACTGACATGTGGTATGAGCGTCTAGAAGATAATCGTGATAAGGATGATAGAACATACAAACTACGTATGGTCATTCCTAAGTATCTTGAGAATGCAAGAGATCCTATTAATGGATTTGTTCTTAAGACAAGAACTGATGACACACGTAAGTTAGTACCTCAGAAGGTTGTATTGAAACCAGTTGTTGGTACAGTATATGGTGCTCGTTTTGAAAACCCAGTACAAGCTGGTGAATATATTGGATATGATTCTGCTGATTTCAATACTAATAGTCTTAATTTAGATGCACAGTATGATCCATTTAAAAAGGATCAAACAGGTGCAGGTATTGAGTATAGAGCATTTGCAAGATTCACATCTGGTATTCAGGCAACTATCCAATCTGGTCGTTATGTAGAAGACGTTTTAGATCCTTCTATCAAGTATCTTGAGTTGAATCTATATGATCATGCTGTTGATACTAGAAACTTCCCTGGCTTGAGGAACGAGACATTTACTACAGTTAAGATTACTGCTCCTCAAGGTGGTAACTTTGTAACTAGTAAGGTTGATAACCAAGCATCATCTCCTAACGCTATTAGTTTTGCTGGTAATTCTTCTGGTTTAGCTAACGTTCATGCATATTATACAGTAAATGGTGAACATTACTTAATCATCAAGAACGTTCGTAGTGGTGATTTAGAGTATAGTGAATATGCCAATACAAGATTCACTCAAGGCACTGTCTTTGCTGACATGCTTGAGGATCAGGACATGGGCAAATCGCTTCCTCTAAAAACTCAAATCAGAAAAAATAATCCCCAGTTTTTCTACAAGCAAAACGGCGCTAACGTTTACACTATCACACCTGGCGACAGAATTCAAGATGACGCTGGTGTTGAGTACTATGTTGATAGCGTTGAAGATGCAGGAGTTATCGAAGATACATTCTATATCTTCGGATATGAAACTCTACAAAAGAGAATTTCTGGACAGCAAGATGGTATCTACTATCTAACTGCCCTCCGTGGTAACGTTTCACCATTCCCAACTGGTGCTGGTGTAACTAACAACTTCAAGAAGTTTAAGTTCTCTCAACCAGTCAGTAAGCTATATCCTCTTAACTATAGAAACGATCCTCTTTGGTTTAAGAAGTCTGGTACTTCACAAGAAGAAAAAGATCTATATGCTGCATTAATTGACCCACCACAGGTATACTCTGCTGCTGACAACTATGTACATGGTCTTGTCACAGTTAACGACTTTAAGAACTCTACAACCAGAGAGATGGTTGCAGACCTTACAGAACAACCTGCATTCTTGCTTAACACCTATACTGGTGGCAATACAATTCAAGCACAAAGTGGTAATGCAACTTCTGGTTCTGAAGATCGTAGGATTCCGATTTCTGGTGATAGCACAGTTCTCTCTGATCAGAGATATTATGTTGAACTTAGACGACCATCTATCGCTCGTGCTGGTAACCATACGTTTGAATATCTTGGTTTCGGTCCAGGCAACTACTCCACTGGTCTACCAGCTAGGCAGGAAGTCGTCCTAACACCTGAAGAGGACTTCTACGCACAAAGTAAGAAACAAGACGCTGGTATTGTCTTCTACACTGGTATTAACTCACAGGGTGATTTGTACATTGGTAACAGAAGAATCAATGCTATTACTGGTGAAGAGACATTCATCGATTCTGCTGCATTAGTAGATGATGGAGACGAGGATGATACATTAGGCGGTCTAGTTACTACCTTCGATACTCCTGTAACATTCAACCAGAATATTACAGTTGTTGGTGGTGATGGTGAACTAGTTAATACATTTGAATCACCAATTACTATCGCTGTTCAAGATTCTGATCTAACACAGTCAAGAGATGCATTAATCATTCGTTCTAACGTATCTTCTATTGATCCTGTAACACAACTAGAACAAGATGAGCAATTAGATAGAACTGCATTTGCTCCTCCTACTGATGGTGACATCAGACTTGGTAAAAACAGAATTCAATCCGCTATTTTTGGATTTAATTCCAGAGGAAATGGTCAAGAATATAAGATTCAAACACATACTACAGGCGGTGTAGCTTCTAACGTTACTCCTAATCAGTCTCCACTGATCGCTAATGGTGGATCTAGAATTGATGTATCTCAGTTTATCACTTATGGTGGTGTAATCGCCGCACCTGGCGATATGCTACTCAAGGGAGCTGAAGTTGGTAAAAACGGATCTATCGCATGGATTCTTTCTAACTACTTCTCTAATATTTCTAATAATCAGATTGATAACATCGAGTTTGATGGAACCAATGTTGTTAAACTCTCATTCAGAGACTTTACCAGTGGTGTTGCACTCTCAGTTGGTAATGATATTGGCATCACATCTGGTTCTCAGATTAGAATTAAGAACTTCTACTATGATCCTAGACTAAACCTAACATGGCAGGTATACGCTGCTAAACCTGGTGATGCATTTAACCCAACAAATAACTACTGTCATTTCCAAGTTATTGATCAAATTCCACAAGATACACAAGCTTGGGAAAACATTATTGCTGGTACAGCTACTGGACAACCTAGTCCTACTATTGAATTCTCTAACTCTAACTTCAAGGAATTTGGAGTCATTGGTGCTGAAGCACTTAGAACAGAGACTGAGAGCATTGGTGAGTATAAGTTAGGCATCAACACTGTTGCTCGTGCTCCACATAGTGCATATGCAAATGCATGGGTAAATCCAACAACGACTGATCCTCGTGCAAACCTTGATGTTGTTGGTAACGCATTCATCAGTGGTAGAGTTACAGGTGATTTCTTAGATCACACTAACTTCGCTGATCGTGATAAGACTGCAATCGACAATGCACTATTAATTGGTGGTGATAGTTCTGCTCCTAACGATGAGGCAGTCCTACGTGTTGCGACTACAAACGGTGGTCGTGTTGGTATTAATGTTGATAACTCTCAACTAGATAGAGCTCTGGTTGTAGATGGCACATCTAGATTCACTGATGATGCTCGTTTTGAGCATGACATTGAAGTCAATGGTGATGATGGTGTAATTGCCGAGATCAGAACATCACAGACAACAGGTACATTTAACTTAGTTGATGATACCACATTTACTGGAACACTCAACATTGGTAGTCAGGTTGGCACATTCAACCTAGTCAATGATACTACTGATGATCAGTTTATCTACGTTGGTACTTCATCAACACACAGTAATATCTTCATCGGAACTACTTCTGATACACCTAGTTCTAATATTTCTAAGGTTGAAATTGGTGGTGGATATAACAATAACGAGTCTCTATCCTTTACTAGAATCAAAACCAAGTCCTTTAAGGTTGATGGTGACTTCCAGCTAGGTGCGAGAAGAACAATTAATGATACTGTAAACCTAACCACTAGTGCAGGTAAAGTTTCATTCTTCTCTAACTCTGGTTCTGCTTCTATTCTTGATTTCGCACTTAATGCATCTGAAATCAACATTGCTGGTCAGGGTGGTCTAACCACAATTAACAACCAGTTGAGAGTTGTTGCTTCTGCACAGTTTGATGGAAACATCCTAATGTGTGGTGGTGTTGCGGCATTCTCCTTCTTAGGTGACAGGGCACAACTTGGATCCACTGCATTCGCTCATGCTGATGGTATTCTAAGTGATACATTATTCAATAAGAACATTGACATTCTTAATGTCTTAGTTCTACAGACAACTGATGAAGGTTACAACCAAGTTGATACTGCTGGTGCTGGTCTCTGGGGTGGTGCTGCTTATCAACAGGAAGTTACAAACATTGGTGGAGCACCAGCTGTTGAACCACAGACATTGGGTGTTCTAACTGGTGATGAATACTGGTTACCACTCAAGTTTGCACCTGTTAAGCAAAATGGTGATCCATACTTTGTTGAGAATGATTATATTATTATCAACAGTGCAGTTTCTGGTAGCGGACATCCTGAGATCGTTCAGGTTCTAGAATTAACTAGAACATCTGTTGCTCCTTACTACCTCAAGGTTAAGCGTCAACCACTTGGTACTTACACTGCAATTCTAAACAATCATATTGATACTACACCTATTTTCAAGGTTAACGTACAGTTTGATGCCACATGGACTGAGCAGGCACTAGATTCTACTGGTCCTCAAGACAATGTATATCTTTCTGAGTTTGGTGGTGTTCTAACAAATAATGATTATGTAATCATTGACCGTGAAGATACAAACAGCGATGGCATCTTTAATCAAGGTGAAGTTATCAAGGTTGTTACTCCTCTAGAGGCAGTAGAACAGAAATTCAGAATTTCTAAAGATTGTTCTCAAGGTGAAGCTGGCGATGTGTTCATTGTCAACTCTGTAACAGGTGACACTACTATCCTTGGCGATACTACTATCAATAACACTCTGACAATTAAGGGTGGTTGTGGAACACTATCCAATGTTCAGTTTAATGGAACTGCAACTGCTGGAACTAATATTATTACTGGTGTAACTGTTACGAGTCCTGATAAGACAATTGCTGATATCAAGATTGGTGATACCATTGTTAATATTACTAACGAGTCTCCAATTAACTTCTCGCCAGATGCAGTCATTACAGCAATTGATTCAGTCAATGGTGAGTTAGTTCTAAGCAGAAACACACTTGGTTCTTCTTCCCAGACTGTAGGATTAGCAGCTAGGAGAAATGAGCAATTCTTGATCACAGATGGTAATCAAGTACCAACATTCAGGGTAGATTCTTGTAGTGGAACTACACATATTGGTAATCAATATGGTAGATTCGATATTGAATACTCCAGTGCTGGAGAGACTACTTCTAATACTGCTGGTATTCCTGCACTATTTGATGCTGGAACTATCAAGAGAGCATATAGTTTCTGGTTCGATCCACAGCATGTATCTGATGGTGGTCCTACTACTACAATCGCTAGTGCTGTTGCTGGTAGCGCAAGTCAAATCCAGATTCCTGTTCAATCTCTTGGTGTTGGTTCTGGTGCGTTTGCTGTTGATGATTTAGTATTTGTTGGATCACCAACTGCAACAACTACTCAAATTGGTGATTATATTATTGGTAAGATTACACAAATTATTACCAACCCTGCTAACTTAACTATTGTTGTTGAAGATGCTGGTACTGGTTTAAATACCAACAAGACATTTACTCCATCTGATAGTGCATTTGATGCTGGTAATACTGTTAGAAGACTAATCAAGCATAAGGAACTTGCTAATATCATCGATGTTGAGCAGAGAACTAGAGTTAACTCTGGTGCTTCTACCACATATATCTCGATGATCCTTGATAAGGGATATATCTCTCAGCAAAAACTTGATTACGCTCAATTCTTAGCTCTTGCAGATGACGAAGGTGATGCTAAGATTTGGGTCAAGGTTGTTGGAAGACTGAAAGGTGATGTTCATCAAGTAACGATGAACGAACAAATTCAAGATGGTGCAATTGGATATAGAAGTGGTAACACTCTCATCAATGGCAACTTGGATATGGCTGGTGGAAGCTTCCAGATCTTCGATTCTGTTAATCAGACAAGACTGTTTGCTTTAGTTAATGATGATGGTCACGCTGATCACCAAGGTCTACTAACTTGGGATGCTGGTGTTACTGCAAGAGGTGACTTCTATCTCTTCAGCGCACAAGATCCAGAGAACGTTGTTTTAAATCCAGATGCTAATGTTCCATCATTCTCTGTTGATAACCTGGCTAATGTAACTGCTGGTAGGTCGTTTACTGTTAATGGTCTGGCATCTAATCCACCTTCTACAACATTCAAGCAATTTGCTTTAGAAAATCTTGGTGTAGATGGCACAGAAGAGTATGCAATTAAGCAAGATAGTTCTATCGATGCATTTGGTATTACTAACTTCACTACTTCTAGTGGTGCTAGACATACAAGATATATTTCTTCTGCATCTCCAGAAGAGGATCTAACATTAGTACCAAATATTACTTATATGGTAAATACTACTGCTTCAACTACATTAGTTCTTACATTACCATCTGGTCCTCAATCAGGAGATATTGTGAGAATCACAGATGTTGGTGGTAACTTAAGCTATAATACATCATTGGTACTAAGAACAGCAGAATCTTCTGGAACTAAGATTCAGGGAGATGATACTGGAACACTGTTGGGTGGAAGAATTACACCATATCCTTCTGGAGAACTGGTAGTTCAAACTCCTAATGCTGCGTTTGCTCTTGTATATCTTGGTTCTGTTGATAGTAATGGACAAGTTGGTATTCCAACTTCAGTACAAGGATGGTGGTTAACCGAGGTATAATCAATGGCAAATTACAATAGAATCAAATCCGCCAAGGCAGTTCCAATCGGAACAATTATGCCTTGGACGGGTTCATCAAGTACATCTGCTGTCGCAGAAGACGCAATCCCTTTTGGATATATTGTCTGTAGAGGACAAACTCTCAGAGCTCTTGATTATCCTCTGTTGGCACAACTGATAGGTAATACATATGGTCCTTATCAGGAAACTGGTGGTCCTGCAGTTGGTATCCAAAACCCATATCCATACTATGAAGAGGAAGATGTATTCATTCTCCCAAGTTTAAATAATTGTAGCATGGTTGATCTAGAATCTTCTAGACTTGATCCAGCTGATAATGCGGTTGTTGGCGCATATATCACAGAAAATGGTAATGATGCAGCACCGTTAAATCTTATTACATCTTATATCGATGTGAATTTTTCTGTTGATCCATCAACAACTCTATCTGGTAAAATTACTGGAATTACTTTAAGCGATCCTGCATTCTTTGACACATTTAGAACTATACCAAGAAAATTAGGTATTGACCATACTCCTGCACATACTCATCCAAGACCTACAAATTCTGATGGTACTAATGGTTCTTATCCATCAGCTCAAACACAAGGAACATATGTTTCTACTTTTATGCCTGGTCAATATGATACACAAGGATCTGAATGGACAACTGTTACACCAGAACCACTTGGCAATGAAGGTACAGTTGATAACTTTACTGCGAGTGAAGTATCACTCACATGGTATGATCCACTTGCAGATAGTTTAGTAGATTGTAGTACATTCCGTGATTTTACTTCTGCTTCACAAACAATTCCACAAGCTAGAGCAACATCCAGTCCAAGAACTATTCAACAGTATTATACTATTGAAAACGCTTATGACGATGATTATTCATGTATCCCTCAAGTGGATCAACCTGCAGTTTCTTTGCCATTCCCTCCAGAAGGAAGATATAATGGGGCTCAAAACTCATATGTAGGTGGTAGTAGTGTTACTAATGCAAGAAGACAAGGACCATATCCTACAACGTTAAATCATAATGCTGATCAGTGGGGGTCGCAGTCACTTGCATCTCATAATCATTTCACAATTGATCTATCAATGACAAGAGGTCAGTTGAGAATTCCAAGCACTACGCTCATAAATAATATGACAACGGGAACTATAGCACCTGTAAGTGTTGACAAGGCTTTAAGTGTGCAGATTAATCCCAATACCCCGTCACTTACTACTCTTGTTATAATGAGGGCATTCTAAATGGCAGTATTCTATAATAGAGAAAAAGCAAAGATTGGAACTACTAGTGGTTCCATCATTCACTGGTCGTATGAGTTAACCACTAATGATCCAGATAATGCTTCTACAAAAGAATTACTACCAGCTGGATATCTAAGGTGTGATGGTGCTATCTATGCTGCAGATATTTTTCCAGAACTAGCAGCAATTTTAGGTGTTGGATCTCAGTCTAGATATAAAAAACCAAATGTCAACTTACTAGAGAATCAGTTCCAATTACCTGATTATGGTTCTAAAAAGTTACGAGCATCATCTGGTGCTAACTTAGGACTAGAAGTTGATTTGAGAATTCAGGATGATAACAACCAAGAGATTACAAAATCTGGTGTTGGATTAGAAGTACAGAGTAATATTGGTGAAGTATATGAAATATTATATCAGGGTAATTTCTTTATCCCATCTCAAATAATTCCTGTTACTGGTGAACCAGGATTTGTAAGAAATACAGGTAACTATACAGAAACTATTGAAGTTCTTCCTAATGCTTTTATACCACATGCTCACTTCCATGACGGCAATAGAACTAGGGTAAGATCATCGATTGGAAATGAATTTAGTTCATTTGGCAGAAACTTTTATAGAAGAAAATCTACTCTATGTGTTGTTCCATGGTATTATAATACTAGACAAGATCTTTGTGCTGTTGCATCTACTAGATTTAAATTGTCTGGTGTTAGTAATCCTGATGGATTTAGTAATGCATTACTTGGTAGCTGTACCAGATATGTTTATGGTGGTTGTTTACAAGGTTGTAATTTCTATATTCCACCACAGAACTATTGTTTAACACCAGATCTTGCTGATACAGATGTATTTAATAATGATACAATGTCTAGTTATGTACAGGGATTAATTGGCAGTGGAGACACTGAATCAGATGGAAGATGTTTATATCCAATGTGGTCTGGAACTAGTATTGGTTGTGATGATAGTGAAGGATCTCAACCTCAAGATAATACCACATGTGGTACAGTAGACTACACAGGAACAATTTTTACCAAATGTGAACCATCTGGTTTAATTGGTGGTATTGTTTGTTCTGGTATGCCACAGATGGCGGGACCAACATCCTTAATTGGAGAGTTTTCTATACCAGGCAACTGGAAGTTTACAAACGTTCCTTTTGATGGTAATAAAGATGGTGATAGAGAGGGCATTTCTGCTATCTCAAACACCACTACTGAAGTGCAACAATTTGGTAATGATGCTTCACATAGACACTTTGTAAACTTTGAAGCACAACCACATACATATCAATTGAATACTGTGCCAACATTTATTCCAGCAGCTAACTTATCTTCTACATTGAAGATTATAGTTAATGAGCAGAATAAAGCAGACCAGTTTATACAACCATATCTTGTCCAAGAGTTTCTAATCAAATACTGATGACAGTTTCGTACAGAAATAAATTTACTGCTTATAAGCAGGAACATGAAGCTAACTATGCTTCTATTGGATCCATTTTTCCTGTGCCAGTAGATACTTTTTCTACTGATCCAGCACATGCACTTGGTGGTGCAGGTTCTGGTGGTTTGAATATGGAGCATAGTTACAAAGGATATTTGTACTGTGACGGAAGTGAATTAAATATTAGAGATTATCCTCAATTATATTCTACTATTAGAAACACTTACGGTGGATCTACAACTTCCAGACCAACACAGTCAGCAAATGCTGGTGGTATGAGAAGGATTTTATGGATTGGTAATAAATGCTTTATCAATTTCTATAGAGATCCTGGTATTGCGAGTGGAAATAAACTACCATATCCATATGGAACAGCATTTAGAATGCAAGATGATACTGGTAGTACACCAGCTGGACCAGGATTGGGATCTATGCCCTCAGGTGATTGGGAGTATTCTATATTTTATGTAACTAAAGTACCAACAGAAACTCTTAGTAGCGCACAACTTCCATCAGGTGAATTTGCATATGAAATTGTATTTCCTGACACTATTGACCCAGCTACGTTACCTAAAAACAATGTAGATATTACTACTGGCACTCATCCTACTATTCTACTTAATAAGTCTTTTACATTTGCTGATTCACCTCATCAGGTAGGAACATTTAATCTACCAGACTACAGAGATAGAATTATTGTAGGTATTGGTGATGTAGATGGAGAAGGAACACCAACAGTAGAAAATGCATTGGTTAATAGTGTTGGACAAACTGGTGGTAGATGGTATATTTCAAAAGATCAAATTTTAGACGGTGGGGTATTTTTTAGTGTTGGAGATGTAAGAACAACTGGATATCAAAATATTAGTGCTGATGTATTCACTTACGTTACTGGTAAGGTTGAATTTAGAATTGGACCTATTGATGATCATATTTTCAATAGACCAGTAGAACATAATCATTATATTTTATCATCTATTGCTGATGATTCTGTTGATAATGAAAGAGATGGTGTACCTATCGATGAATTTGCTGTAAATTATACTACTCAAAGAGCTAATATACTACCATTTGAACCAGTTGGACAAGGTGGATTAGCATTAGGTCACTCACATGGATTAACTCGCGAGAAGTTAAACGATCCATCACTTGCAACTTTTGGTAATACACCAGGACCTGGTGGTGTTGATCCTAATCAACCTGCTGATATTTTTTGGGATGTCTCTGACCCAGAATTAGTTTCATACTTAACACCTATTAGTGGTGGTCGAATTGGATATGATGATGTTTCATTAGAACCACATGGTCCTGGAACAGGAGAGTGGGAAGGATTTGTTAAACCAGGAGTTGCACAAAGTAATGTCTATCTTGCTTTTGGATATCGTGCTACAGCAACTGGTTTTGATAATCCAGATCAATTAAAATTAAGTAGAAGCGTCACATATACACTTGATTTCACTGGTTATACTCAACTTTACGTCTTTGCTGTTGCTGGTAATGATAGTAATGGTGGAGAACGTCCTAACAATGAAAATGAAGGATTATATTGTATTTTCAGTGATGGTACAGAACTTCGTCTTTTCCCATCTGTAAACGATTACAGAATTGAAAATGGATTAGAAGGGGCAGAAGCATTTGCTTTATATGATGCTATTCACTCTAACTGGAGAGAATTTATTATTGATATTCCTACAGCATTACAAGATCAACCAAATCAAAATATTCAATTAAAACAAACTCTCAGAGCAGGAACTGAACAAGATTCTGGTGTTCCAGCTGGCAATGACAATGCTAATGACATGTTGGGCATTCAAGGTATTGGACTACGTGGTGGTATTATTGAGGATCCACCAGAACCAGATGGTTGTTATCCTATTACTGGTAGTCCGATTGTTCCTGTTCTTACAGCAGTATTTGATTCTGCTAACAATATTGTATTAGTCACCACACCAGAAGCACATGGATTTAGTAAAGGTGATTATATCACAATTCAAGGTGCAATACCAGAAGATCAAGGAATGTATAATGGAACGTTCCAAATTTTAGAGTCTCAGTTTTCTAGTACGGCATTTGCATATACACCAGAATCAACTCCTACACTTGGCCAAGCTTCTGGTACTGTTGCAGTTAGAATTGCTGCTGGTACATTTGAAGATGTAGTATCAACACCTTCTCCAAGATTATATGTTGTTGATGGACAAACTAAAATTGGTGGTAAAGCAGATGTATTTACACCACCTGGCACTGGTACAGTCTTCCAAAATGATGAACTAGTATCACAAGGATCATTTACTTTACCAGCAATTGCTGCATCAGCTGGCGATGTAACACGAATTGATATTGTATTAAAAGCGCCTGGCGGTGGTGGTGGTGGAACTTCGGGTGATGGTGGCAATGGTGGATTTTCATATGCAACATTTGATATTGGTGGAGCTACTTACACTTGCTATGCATATGGCGGTAATGGCGGTAGTGCTGGTGACAATGGTGGTAATGGTGGTAATGGAGGAACATATCTAGTTCCTGCTGCTCTATTAGCTATGGATAATGTTTCTATCAGTGGTTCTTCAAATGGTGCTTCAGGAAGTAATGGTGGTAATTTTGGTAGTGGAACTATTAATGGTGGTTCAGGAAGTGGAGATGGAGGTGTAGGTGGTTTTGGAACATCTGGTACATTCACTATAACTACCGATACTGGATTTGTAACACAAGGTGGATCATCATGGAATGCACCTTCTAACGCTGGTGTTACAGCTAGAACCGTAACTATCAAAGCTGCTGGCGGTGGTGGTGGTGGTGGTAATGGAAATGGTAACTCTGGATGTAATAATAGTGCAAACGGTGGTAGTGGTGGTGCTGGTGCATTAGTTACTGCAAACCTTGGATTTGGTCCTACTAGTCTGACGTGGACTACAGGAAGTGGTGGTGGGCAAGGATGGAATGATGTTGACTCTCTTGTTAGTGGAACTGGAACAGAATATCGGTTTGGTACAGGAGGTTCTGGTTCATCGCCAGGCGGTAACGCTGGACTTGGTTATTGGGGTAATGGTGCTTCAGGTGGTGGCGGTGGTGGATCCACTGGTATTTTCTGGGATGGTGCTATTCCTATTTGTGGCGCAGGCGGCGGTGGCGGCGGCGGTGGATCAGGTGGTGGTTTCAACGGTGGTGGTACTACTGATGGATGCTACGCTGGGGGTAATAACCAAGGTGCATCATCTAACTTAAATTCACAAACATCTGCACTCGACTTTACCTTTGGTGCTAATGGTACTACTGGTAACTGCACCGCTGGTGGCGGTGGAGGAGGCGGCGGTGGCGTCGGTATTGGTGGACAAGCTAACGGTGGTACTGGTGGACAAGCAGGTGTTGGACATAATGGTAATGGTGGTGGTACTGGTGGTGCTCGTGGTAGATCTGCTTACAGATCTGATTATTGTTCAGCATCATGGAGCACTGCAGGTAATGGTGGTAATCCAGGAAATTCTGGTGGTTCTGGATATGTTCAGATTAGAGTTCAAGATGAAAGTGAGCAGGATGGAAGACTAGGTGGTGGCGGTGGTCAAGGTGCTACATTAATCCTTTCTATTGCCAACGTTAATACATCTGTTACATGTGGTCTACAATCTGCTGGTTCTAATGGTGGTGATGGATCTGCAAACGGTGGTGTTGGTAATGTTACAGCAGAATTTAGAGGAACATTACCTGGCGAAGAAATAGAGGGAACTCTATCTAATCCTGAAGGTGGATATTATGAATGTGATTTAACAGGTGTACCTGGTGCTACAAGATTTGATGATGGTATTTGGAAACTTTCTAGTGCTGATGGTGATACTAAAGAAGTTCTTTTGAAACCAGTAACTCCTGGCAATGGAACTGGAAATAATGGTAAATTCCAGATGTCTACTAGTGGCAATGGTGATTCCCCAACATATGGTACTCGTTCTAATAGATACTTACCTTTTGCAGGTCCAGGTACTAGAGAATATACAATTGGTCCTTTAGATCTATCTAATGTAGAAAAGATTGAATGGTCAGTTATTCGTGGTACTAGTTTGAATGGTGGTGAAACACCTGACGAGGATCTTTTACTCTATTATAGTGTTGTTGGTTCATCAACAGTAAATCTATTAGGAGTTGTTAAATCTTCTACTGGTGGTGATTCAACTTGGTCAGAAACTTCTATAGATATTCCTGAAAATAGTAATGCAAGAGCATCAGCAGTTGAATTATTTGTGAGACAAACTAGAGTTCTTACTCAAGATGATAACTCTGATCCTACTCTAGACAACTACGGTATCTCTGGCATGGCACTATTTTATGGTGAGATTACAACTAGAGTATTCACACCAACAGATGGTACAGAAATTTGTGACATTGATTTTATTGACAGAACTGTTAATGTTATTGAGTCTGGTTTATCTTCTGATGAGGGACTATTCACAATGAGTTCTTCCACACCTATTACAGTTACAGCAGAAGCTATTCCAGAAGTCAATATTCCTTTAATTACAAAGTACCACAGAGTCAAGTACCTAATCAAAGCCGTCTAAATACTATGACGGTATGAGATCCCTAATCTAATACAATGAACGAGTATTCTTCACAAGATGTAGCACTATATTTAAATGCCATTAATAGAACAATGGCAAAAAATGGTGTAACGAAAGTTATTACTGATGATTTCTGGAAAGACGAAATTGTCCCTATTCTATATCCTATTTGGGATTCTGATAGGGATAAATTAGAAAGTTTTATCAGGTATAAGACTGGTGTCGCCTTGATGAACAAGAACAAGTTTCAAAGAAATCAAAAAACAGGTGAATATAAGTGGGTTTCATATGAAATGAATCTCGATGCATTTGAGAAGGCAGAGATTGATGACTTATACACCAAGCTAGATGCAAAATTTATTGAGTTTAGAGACTTAAGTGATATTGATCTTGAGGGTAAACTTGCTTCACAGTTTGCTGCTGATGAATACACAAACTGGACTAAGATTACAATAGTCAGAAATTTCCTACTTATGGATAGTGACTGGTCACAACTTGGAGATGCTCCTCTTACTGATGATGAGAAAGCACAGTGGGTTGCATATAGAAAGAAATTAAGGGATATTCCACAAGAGCAACTATCAATTCCTCCTAGTAACGTTAAGTTTCCAATTAGTCCTAAGAAATATGCAGAAATGCTAGTTGAGAACTCTGAATTGGGAGCGTATCTAGCATCTGATGAACAATTCTTCCACATTGCTCAGTCAGTGTATCGCAAGTTTGCTAGTAGATCAATGTCTTATATGGCAATGGCAATCACTACTAAGCAAGTGGATGGAATGCCACAAAACAGAGTATACAGTGAGAGTAATACTCTTGATGCTATTTTACGAGCTATTGATGACGGAGGACTTGACTGATGGCACTTATCTCTTTAAATCCAAAAACAATTGGTGAAATGTGTGCTCGTTTAGCAGAGCTAGAGAACAAATTTGTTATGGTAGTAGATAATACTGCATATGATTCAATGTCTTCTGATAATAAAGCATTGATGTATGCATATTATAAGAGTGTAGACGAGAATGGTGAAGCACAATGGATCATTCCTGAGAGTGAGATTGATGAAATCTTCGCACAAAAGCATACATTTTATGTGTTCAAGACTGAGCAGATTGCTGTAGACAATTGCTGTGACTGGTTCCCACAACCACAAAATTTACCAAACGCAGCATTTAGAATTCCTGCATATATTGTCAAACCTAATGGGACAATCCCTTACATCAACGAAGATCCTTCAAATCCTGGTTGACACGCCATCGATGGTGTGATAGGATGACCTCATCTAGCATTCAACTATGAAGGTTCCCACCAAACCAGAACTCACACATATGCAGATCCAAGCTATTTTAAGGGAAAATTCAATTCCTGAGGATCAGATCAAGTATATTGGTGATAAAGAATACACAACACAATATGCTGCCCATCCTGAATACCATGGAGATATTATGCCATGGTATTTGATTGGTGGTGAGCATGAGGTGCCAGTTTGTGACATTGGATCAATTGATCAGGTAGACGAAGACGACTGTGTGCCTGAAAATGATGGTTGGGGTCCTGCTGGTCCCCCACCTGAAAATTAATTTGTTTCGATTTCCCCTTAAACCACTGCAAACCACTAGAAACCGACTATACTATGAACTGGGACACTTCTAAAGAAGAAAAACGCAAAGACGCATTCTTTATTTTTTATGAGAGTGTTCTGAAACCAGATCACGAACTACGTCAGGATGCACATGATCAGCAATGCTATCATGAACTGCTAGAATGGCGTGGAGAGATCATTGAATACTTAGACCGTCGTCGTAATGAGGAATTTTCATGAGCAGTCCCATTGTTGGTACTGATACCACCTATGAAGAACATCGTAGGGATCGATTACAAGAGTGTATCGAGGACTATCTCCAAGATGGTTTTGGAGACAATACTGATCCACGATACGTATATGAAGAAATGCTAGTAGTTATTCAACAGCTAGCAGACTATCATGAAAAGCATCGAGCACGTTACACAGAACTAAAAAATTACATGCTCGGTTATAATAATCATCTTCCTGATAGATTTTGATGGATAAAAAAGAGAGAATCCTGCTTGCATTACAGGATATACATACTGTGACCAAACTGATTGATGGCATTGACTATCACGGTTACATGATTAATAAACTTATCATGGTTGAGGTCGAACTAGAACGGCAACTTACTAATTTGATTCACAATGAACGAAGAGGAATTCAAAGCAGCAATCCAGAATATGCTGCAGATGCAAAATTCAGTACAGAACAACAACGATCAGAATTTTCAGATTCTGCAGGCACAAATTGATAGACTGCAGACACAACTGAATGAACTGAATGATCTCAAAGAGATGTTCAGATTACCCAAACCACAGAACAAAGATCGCAAGTTGTTCGATGAACAAGAATGATTTTGAATTGCTACAACCTGTTGAATACGATGGTATCAAAGGTTATATTTCCTTTATCGATGATGCTTATCTAACGATTTGCTTCATCGATCAACCTCTTCCTGAATCAGCAAATTCACGATGGGGTCGTCATTATGTTAACATTTTAGTATACCCTTGTTATTGGCATGAAATACGCTGTCGTTTGGATGAAGAACAAGAAGAAGGGATGCACGTCCCGCCAACAAGCGACCTTTTACAATTTGGACGATGCCGCTCAGTGGGAGCAGCACATAAACAGAACCCTACACGTAAGAACTGACATCATTCCTATTTTCAATGACAATTGAGCTAATGACTTACACTAAAGAACAATTGATTGATGCACTCGTTCATGAATGGGAGTATCTCTGTCATGATGATTATGATCCAGAAGATGACACACCAGAGGAGTATCGTTTGAAGATGGAGTTTCTCACCATTGAAGAACTGATTGAAGAAACATCAACTGGTGAAGGTTACACACTAGATGAGTTCATGGACAACCATGGGTGACAGTTGAGCTAGTGTCCACTCGACCTTCCGCATGACCTCCGCACCCCTTATAATATAGAGGTCACCAAGGGAGCACCCAATGCAACTCACTAACTCTGTCTGTATCGTTGACTTCTTCCCTGAAGCATTCATTGCTGAAGCATGTGACGTTCACGGTATTAAAACATGTGTCAAGCGTTTTGTCAAGCGTGTTACCTTCCCTTCCGATTATGGTAAGGACATGGTATCATGGTCAACCATCACAGCACTGACTTTCTCTCATGAAGTCAACTCACGTATCGCTAGTGGTGCAGATGTTACTGCATTTCACACTGATAAGTGTCCTGACCGTTACTCTGGTTTCTCCTGTGTCTGCTGAGAGGCACCTAGGAGCGACTACAATGCCCCTTTAACCTATTATTGCTATGAACACTCGTTCTATGGAACTGACCGTTAATCAGGTCAATTTCATTATTGATATGATGTGGGATACAGATCCCAAAGTTAGCGAGAAACTTGCGAAGCAGAATCAAGTAGATGATATTCAATTACACGATCAACTTCAACACCAACTTCACAACAATCCTAGAACAAATGACTAGCTTCGACACCTTTATTGAAAAAATGGCATCACAACCTGATGTTATCGCCGCTGTTGCTAAGAGCAACCAAGAATGGGAGGAAGCAGCAGCAGCAGAACTAGAAATCACTGTAGACGAACTCTTGTCTCAGTTGAACAGTCGTGTGACAGATGGCAAACTGCCACACCAGAGGATGCACGGTCACTGATCCTTGCTATACTAAGTACATCAACACAAAAGACACATGACCACATCTTCCTTCGCTGACTTCGCTGCTTCTGCTCAAGATAGAGCAGACAACGCGGCAAATGTACATCACTACACTGAGATTCTCTGTGAAGCACTCGTTCAAAACTTCATTGAGTACAGTACTCACTCTATGAAGCGTAGTGCTCTCACTGCAGAAACAAAATCAGAAGCAGAATACTACATCAATCGCGCTAAGGAGATTGCTGAGAAACCTGACTACAGCTTCACTATTGAAACTGGACGTAAGTATCTCAAGGTCATCATGAACGATTGTACTGGTAGCAGCAGTGTCCATGCATTTGTTGACAAAAAGACTGGTGAACTCTACAAACCAGCAGGATGGCGTGCTCCTGCAAAGCATGTCCGTGGTAATCTGCTAGATTCCGCTAGTAGGGAAGATGTTTTGAGTCGCTGCGACTGGGCGGGTGGGTATCTCTACTTGCGTTGACACCCAACCCATTATACATTATACTACATAGGTCACCCTGCTTTTAATCTCATGTCTTCTCCTAATTTCTATCTCGTTGCCGAAGGTAACGCTTATGCATTAGATGATGACGGCACTCCATATGGTGCTGCTGTATTCCAAGATGGTTCTGTTGATTGGGACAATTCCTACGATCTAGAACCAGATGAGAATGATATTGAGTATGTTGCACACATGTGCCAACTCCTTGTACAAGCACAAGGATTAACTATTGAACACAACAACGAGGTCTTTGTTAAATGAGTAAACCAAACCCACTAGCTGAGTATATCACCACGCTAGTTGAACCATTCTCGAATCGTCACACACGAGGTGAGTATACTATTTCAGTTGCTCCTCGTGCTGATCTGGATGATGAAGGTGTCGAACGGTATTGGCGAGCATTCTCTAAGTTTCCTAACGATTTTGCCTCAGCACTCAACCGTATGCTGCCTAAGGATGTAGAATTCATCCAGTACGATCACCTCTCCAACACACTTACTCTCATCAAAAAATGAACAACGAAGACGTACTCCGCATTTCTCAGCAACGTGACGACATCTACGATTGGGTAGTAGCACGTTTCAGGTATTTCATGGAGAACGACGAAATCGACAATGCGCTATGCCTTGCTGATGAGTTCTTTGAATGGATGGACCCTGATCAACTAGATAACGAGCAGACATTATTCATTAACGAGGATGAACTCAAAGAACGATTCCTTGAAATCACAGAAGGTTGATGACACCATGAAGACATTGATACTTGATTATATCAATCAGAGTAACAATGGTAACCATGCTCAAGCAGAAGTCATCTTACACAAAATTAATATGATGAGGAAGCTAACTGATGACAGTTAATTGTATTTCAGCGTTTCCTTCTCCTATTTTACAATTTAGTTTGTCCGACTTTGCTGACCATCGTCAGCAGATCGTGGATAACATTTACTCTGTGATGGAAACAACCGAGTCTGTCAGTCTATCAAATGAAGGTGGATGGCAGTCTCCAAATCAAGAACCACAACCAAAGGTGCTGTTTAAGAGTGTCAACGATATCATGACACAATTCCTTACGGAAGAACTACAGTACAGTATTGGTAATGTGTGGTATAATGTGAACACTGAAGGATCCTTTAATCATAAGCATACTCATCCAGGATGTGATCTTGCTGCTGTATTCTATGTCAAGGTTCCTGAAGGTGATTGTGGTAGACTTGAGATCGAGAATCCAAGTTACTTCAATCAGTTCAGACTACTAGATGCGATGAATCCAAAGTTGAAAGAGGACATGATTACATTTACTTCGATGTGGTTTCCACCAGTAGAAGGTAATGGTCTGATCTTCCCATCTAATCTAATTCATCGTGTATCAAAGAACAACACTCAAGAAGACAGGATTAGTATTTCATGGAACATTCACATCAACTACTGAAGCAAGTAGTGGCAGCAGGGTTATGTTTAGGATTGTCAGGTGTAGCATTAGCTAACGAAGACAAGATCACACAAGGTTTTAAATCATACGACGCCATGGGTTGTATGTTATTGCGTGAGTGTAAGGAGGATGTTGATGAAGTCTTCACTCTATTAGATATCTCACATGAGTATCCTAATACGGAAGCATACACACCATACTCACAAGAATTCAACACGATGTTGATGACACTGAATCAAATCGGTGTCAAGGTATATCTTGCTGATGCAAAGTATTTCCCTGATGGTCATCGTGGTGTCTATCACACAGTCAGTAATAACTTTTACTTGAATCGTGATTGGATGGGTGATCCTGGTACACTGATGATGTTAATGCGCCATGAAGGATGGCACGCCGCCCAAGATTGTATGGCAGGCACAATTGATAATAGTATGATTGCTATTATTATGCCTGAAGATGCAGTACCGATGCTATGGCGTGTGTTAGCAGAGCGTACATATCCTGAGAACGCAGTACCATGGGAAGCAGAAGCACAATGGGCGGGTCGAACTGAACATATGACTATGAAAGCACTTCAAGCTTGTGCAAAGGGAGAAATGTGGACAGTTTATGAACCGACACCTATGACTCGTGAATGGTTGGAGATCAATGGATATATCAAATAAACAAAAACTCATTGTACTTACTCACAAATATGGTTCAGAAAACGACCTCTACATCGAAATCCCGCAAACCATCCGCGAAGACCTCGACTGGAAAGAAGGTGACACGCTCATCTGGGAAATCAAAGGCGACAACAGTATCGTCATTAGAAAAGAACTTAGCGTCTCTGAATACAAAGAGCAAGCAATCAAAGAACACCTCGAAGACCAAGACTTCGACTCGTACTACGACTGGATCTACCAAATCTGCTTCGAGTCGTAAGAGCAAAGATCGTGGTGTGAAGCATACACGTTGTAAGGACAAGAGTTTGTTCCCACATTATTCAATGCCATGGCGTATGGAGCCACGTACAGGTAAATTTAACCTGAGTTGGTATATGTGTTTTGATCATGCAGTAGATCAGATTGAACGTTCACACTTACAACCAAAGGATTATAAACTGCAATGTTATACGTCCGTCCCTATCACTGATCCATTAACTGGTTCAGTCCGAACTCAACGCTATGTTACCTAAAGTTATTGTGCAACAAGATACAAAAGAACAACTCATTGAAGCATTAGAACATGTCCTGAATGTCAAGTGTCAGACTGTATACATCCTGAATTCTCAGGGTGTTGAAACAGTTCGATATCAGTTTACTGTACCACTTGCAAACAAGGATTAATTTGTGGTATAATTAGATGTGAACTCCACTACATTACGACCATGGATAACGAAGAGTTAATGAAAGAAATGGAAGTACAAGAACAATTTGAAAGAGAGCATTTTGGTATCATCGATGAATACGATGATGCATATTCAGTGGACATCGATTACACAACACAATCATGAGACTTACACCAGACGAATGTGAATACCTGATCCTATGTCTCCATAGGACAACGGAGTTCACCAAAGCTACGCAACGTGATCAGCACACAAAAGTAGAGAGGAAACTTAAAGACTACATTTACAAACTTAAATCATGAATAACTATGCACTTGAAATCGTATTCTGGGTTGTACTCGGATGCTATTTTGTATACCTATGGGAGGAACGTCACTCATGAAAATTAGAACTCAGTTCACAACACCTGAAGATACAAAACATAAAACTACGCTCCTGAATCTTCTGAAGGAACGAGCATACCGTAAAGGACAGTATACTCTCTCATCTGGTAAACAGTCAGAGCATTATGTCAATTGTAAACCTGTCACACTCTCATGTGAAGGTAATGCTCTCTTGTCTCATCTCCTACTACCACTCATTGATCATAATGCCGTAGCTGTTGGTGGTCTCACATTAGGTGCTGATCCTCTTGTCATTGGTATCTCTCAAAAGTCTTATTACAAAGGTAATAGACATATTGATGCTCTAATCGTCAGAAAGAACCCTAAGGACTATGGTACACAAGAAGTCATTGAAGGTCACAAACCACCTAAAGGATCAGTCATCACTGTATTGGAAGATGTTACCACAACAGGTGCATCTGCCTTAATCGCAGTGAATACACTCAGACAAGCAGGTTACATTGTAAATAGAGTCGTAACTATCATTGATCGAATGGATGATCATAAGATATGGGATGATAATAACATTGAATTTAAATCATTGTATCATCTGAATGACCTCATATCAGTTTAATAGCAGACCTAGATCACCAACACATTTACTCTTACTCATATCAGAACTTGAAGGGTCATATCAACACCTCAAGTACATGGGATATGAAGAAGACATGAATACATTAAATGAAATCAAACAACGTTACTACAAGGAATACTTCAAAGCGAAAAAGAATGTCAACTGAACAACTACTACGTATCTACATGAATGCTAAACGTATAGCTGTTAAGGATAAACAACCACGTCCAGTACGTACTCATTACAATGCTCACTCATTCGGATGACTCCTACAATTAAACAATCAGATTGGTTTACTAATACATCAGATAAACCATACGATAGACACTTCTACATTGCTAACTATCCTGATGATAGGTCCTATGCATTTGAAGACTATGATCATCTTAGAGCACATTGGTTTCAACAAGCAGATACACATGATGCTACTGTCACTGTCATGGACATACAACAATCTAAGGGATTCAAATAATGTATAATATCATCCCCCTATTCCCTACACTTGTCTATCATACTCACATCAACAATAACATTGATGCACTCATAGACTATTGTTATGAACATAAAAGAAAGGATGAAATAGGATCAACATACGAACAACGATCAGGTGTTAACTCATACCAATCATTACATCTGAATACAACATTACTACAACCAGTAAGAGATAAGGTAGATGAAATACTACGTGAGGTATACACTCAACCAACCTATCATAAATCCAATTGGATTAACATTAACCCAACAGGATCAAGAAACGTACAACATACACATCCTGGTGGAGACTACTCAGCAGTATACTATCTGAAGAATACAGATAAGACTGGTATTGTGTTTATTAATCCAGTCGCTCATACCTCATATAACATTACCACATACACTAACCCTAAGCTAGTAGATGATACAAGAGCATCACCACAGTTTAGAATTGAACCAGCTCAAGGTGATCTATTATTGTTCCCATCATACTTACCACATTGGGTAGAAGAAAACAAGGGAACAGACGATAGAATTAGCATATCATGGAACATTAATGTGGTAATCTGATGCAATAGAACTGAAAATGGAAACACCCATTGCTATTGATTCTCAACAAGGTTTTCAGAGGTGCTTGCGCGTCAGTCATACCAAGGGTTCTCAATAAGACTTCTTATTGATAATCAATAATTAATAAATGGTTAATTAAATGGGGTGTAGGTACTGTGAAGATACTGTGAAGGTACTCTGGAGACGCTAGCTTAGCCTACTACCTACCGAAAGTCAAGGAGAAGTGTGCCAGTTCTTTTAGTGGCACAATAACCCTCAGAAACACTTGCAAATCCCTCAGCGGTCTGTTATAATAACAGTATGGTTCTCCAAAAGACTCGGAAACTCAGTTTTTTGACTTTTTGAGTTTTTTGGGAATCTCACTTTTCTTAAAAAGTCAAAAAACTGAGTTTTTAAGATTTTTATAAAATTAAACTTTAAGATGTTTGTGAAAACTTACGAAAACCTTGATAGTTCAGCTATTAATACACTGAAAGTAGATAAAAGTGTAGTATATGTTACATATCAGAGTAATATTGACAAAACTTATGAATTTAGCTGTGAGAATACAGTAGATTTCAATGAATTAGTGTCAAATACTCTCAATAATAAAGAATCTATTGGTAAACTAGTTAATAGTAGTATTAAAGAAGGTAAACTAGTTGATATCACTAAATAAATCACGTATTTGCGGTATAACAACCAATTCTAATCAATGGGCAAGCGTCATCAAGGCGACAAGACTAAGTACAATTTAATAAATGATGATTTTGAAGACTTTGGATATGATGTAAAGAATATTAGGAGATCACATAAGAAAAAGGTAGCAAAATTTAAACGAGAAGTCAATGAGTATGATGACAGTTTCTAAACTGTCTACTATTGCTCCCATTTCTAACCCGATCGTGTA